TTGAGAAGCTATTTCCTGCGGCCTGACGGTCCCGACCTCCTGGCGGAACGCATCGCCCGCGAAGAATGGGACAGGATCGTCCGCGACTGGGCGCTCAACGCCCGCGACGATCAGCTCGCCCCCGTCTTTGCCAGGGGCGGCGGACGCTGGCACACCTGGCTCCTCCTCGGCGGCCGCGGCTCGGGCAAGACCCGCGCCGGCGCCGAGTGGATCCGCGCCCAGGTCAGGGGCGAGCCGCCGCTGGCCGACCGCCGCTCGCGCCGCATCGCTCTCATCGGCGATACCATCGCCCAGGTCCGCAGCGTCATGATCGAAGGCGTGTCCGGCCTGCTGGCGATCTATCCGCCGCAGGAGCGCCCCAGGCTGGAGGCCTCCAAAAACCAGCTGGTCTGGGACAACGGCAGCATCGCCCAGCTGTTCGCCGCCGACGATCCCGACAGCCTGCGCGGGCCCCAGTTCGACGCCGCCTGGCTGGACGAACTCTGCAAGTGGCGCCAGCCCGAGTACGCCTGGGACACCCTGCAGTTCGCGCTGAGACTTGGCCGCTGGCCGCAGTGCGTCGTCACCACCACGCCGCGCGCCATCCCGCTCCTGAAGAAGATCATGGACGACCCCGCCACCGCCACCACCCGCTCGCGCACCGCCGACAACGTGCGCTTTCTAGCTCCCTCGTTCCTGGCCGAGATGCAGCGCCGCTACGGCGGCACCCCGCTCGGCCTGCAGGAGCTCGAAGGCGAGATCGTCGAGGAGCGCCTGACCGGGCTGTGGAAGCGCGCCTGGCTCGACCAGGGCCGTCTGGCCGCGCGCCCCGACCTCGTGCGCATTGTCGTCGCCGTCGACCCGCCGGTGACGGCGACCGCCGGTTCCGACAGCTGCGGCATCGTCATCGCCGGCCTCGGCGCCGACCGCCGCGGCTACGTGATCGGCGACCGCACCATCCAGGGGCGCGATCCCGCCACCTGGGCCAAGGCCGCAGTCGCCGCCTACCACGACTACGAGGCCGACACCATCGTGGTGGAGACCAACCAGGGCGGCGATCTCCTTGTGCAGACCTTCAAGGGCATCGACGCCAGGGTGCCCGTCAAGAAGGTCTACGCCTCGCGCGGCAAGTACGTGCGCGCCGAGCCCGTCTCCACACTGTACTCGGAGGGCCGCGTCGCCCACGTCGGCACCTTCCCGGAGCTCGAGCGCCAGATGTGCGACTTCGCCGCCGACGGCCTCTCTGAGGGCAAGAGCCCCGACCGCCTCGACGCCCTCGTCTGGGCCATCACCGAACTCATGCTCGTCGACCACCGCCGCCCCAACATCCGCCCGCTCTGACGGGGTCAGACCCTGCGGGTCTGACCCCATCGAAATCGGAAGTCGGAAGTCAGAAATCGACAACGCGACTGTTGTAGCATTTCTTCAGACTTCTGATTTCCGACTTCCGGTTTCCCAATACAAGAGAGCACGTCCATGATTATGAATTGGCTCGCTCGCCTCAGGCCGCAGCGCACTCCCCCCGCCACCAAATCCCTCGCCGGGCCCTGCTTCGCCTTCGACCGGCTCGGCGCTCCCGCCTGGGCCCCGCGCGACTACGCCGCCTTCGCCCGCGAAGGCTTCATGCAGAACGCCGTCCTCTACCGCTCGGTGCGCATGGTCGCCGAGGCCGCCGCCAGCGTGCCGCTCCTGCTCTATCGGGGCGCCGAGGAGATCTCCGACCACCCGCTCCTCGACCTCCTCGCCCGCCCCAACGCCGCCTGCAGCGCCCACGACCTCCTGGAAGCCTGCTACGGCTTTCTGCTGGTCTCCGGCAACGCCTACCTGGAAGCCGTCGCCGTCGGCGGCACCGTCCGTGAGCTGCACGCGCTCCGCCCGGACCGCATGCAGGTGATCCCCGGCCCCGACGGCTGGCCCGAGGCATACGCGTACGCAGCGAACGGCAGGACCGTGCGCATCGCCGGCGAGACCGTCCCCGGCGTGCGCCGCATCCTGCACGTCAAGCTGTTCCATCCCCTGAGCGACCTCTACGGCCTCTCGCCCATCGAGGCCGCCGCCTCGGCCGTCGACATCCACAACACCGCCTCGCGCTGGAACAAGGCGCTCCTCGACAACTCCGCGAGGCCGTCGGGCGCCCTCGTCTACACCGCCCGCGACGGCAACCTCACCGTTGAGCAGTACGACCGCCTCAAGGCCGAGCTGGAGCAGGGCTTCCAGGGCGCGGCCCGCGCCGGCCGCCCGCTCCTGCTCGAAGGCGGCCTCGACTGGAAGTCGATGTCGCTCACGCCGAAGGACATGGACTTCATCGAGGCCAAGCACGTCGCCGCCCGCGAGATCGCCCTCGCGCTCGGCGTGCCGCCGATGCTCCTCGGCATCCCCGGCGACAACACCTACTCCAACTACCAGGAGGCCACCCGCAGCTTCTGGCGCGCCACCGTCCTCCCCCTCGTCAACCGCACCGCCAAGGCCCTCTCGCTGTGGCTCGGCCCCGCGTATGGTGTCAGACCCTCCGGGTCTGACACCATTGCGTCACCTCAGTTGGAACTCCGCCCCGACCTCGACGCCATCGAAGCTCTGAGCACCGAACGCGAAGCGCTCTGGGCCCGCATCGGCGCCGCCACCTTCCTCACCCCCGACGAGAAGCGTGCTGCGGTCGGCTACCGCCCGTTGGGGTCAGACCCTGCGGGCGGATAGGGGTCAGACCCTGCGGGTCTGACCCCTTCGTGAACTCGTGAAGTCGTGAGGTCGTGAGGTCGATCTTCACGACGGCCACGATTTCACGACTTCACGACTTCACGATTTCACGACTTCACGGATCTCACATGCACGACCGCGAACACAAATTCACCCCCCTCGACCTGAAGCGGGTGGAGCCCGACGGCACCTTCTCCGGCTACGCCAGCCTGTTCAACCATGAGGACATGGGCCGCGACATCGTCCTCCCCGGCGCCTTCCGCGACAGCCTGCGAGAGCGCGGTCCCGCCGGCATCAGGATGCTCTACCAGCACAACCCCGCCGAGCCCATCGGCGTCTGGGAGTCCCTCAAGGAGGACGCCCGCGGCCTCCTCGTCCGCGGCCGGCTGATGCTGGCCGTCGCCCGCGCCCGCGAGGTGCTCGCCCTCATGCGCGCCGGGGGGCTGGACGGCCTCTCCATCGGCTTCCGCGCCGTCACCGGCAAGCGCGACGCCAGGACCGGCATCCGCCGCCTCGCCCGCATCGACCTCTGGGAGATCTCCATCGTCACCTTCCCGCTCCTGCCCGACGCCCGCGTCGCCCATGTCAAGTCGGACACGGACCATCGCCTCCTCGCCGCCATCGCGGAGGCAACGCGCCGGCTGCGGACCTCCCTCTCCCCGCGCATCGCCGACCTCTCCACGCGCTCCAATAGCGCGGGGAGAGGGTCGGGGTGAGGGGCAGGGGCACACTCCGACCTCGGCGTTTGTGGCTGCCCCTCACCCTAGCCCTCTCCCCGCAAGCGGGGAGAGGGGACTCCAACCCAGAAAGGATCCCGCATGCACACCGACTCCCTCGAAACAGCCTTCGGCGATTTCATGCGCACGTTCGAGGCCTTCAAGGAAGGCAACGACGAGCGCCTTCGCGAGCTGGAGCGCCGCTCCTCAACCGATGTCGTCACCACCGACAAGGTGGACCGCCTCAACCGCGCCCTCGACGAGACCAGGCGCGTCGTCGACGACCTCGCGCTCAAGGCCGCCCGCCCGCAGCTGGGCAGTCCAGGGAGCCAAGCGCACCGCGCCACCGCCGCCCTGCAGCACAAGGCCGCCTTCGACGCCTACGTCCGCACCGGCGACGCCAGCGGGCTGCGCGACCTCGAAGCCAAGGCGCTGTCCATCGGCTCCGACCCCGACGGCGGCTATCTCGTCACCGAGGAGCTGGAAACCCGCGTCAACCGCGGTGTGCGCAACGTCTCGCCGATCCGCGCCATCGCCCAGGTGCGCCGCGTCTCCGGCTCCGTCTACAAGAAGCCGTTCGCCATCTCCGACGCCGCCACCGGCTGGGTCGCCGAGACCGCCGCGCGCCCCGAGACCAATACGCCGACGCTTGCCGAGCTCGCCTTCCCCACCATGGAGCTCTACGCCATGCCGGCAGCTACCTCCGCCCTCCTCGACGATGCCGCCGTCGACATCGACGAGTGGATCGCCGACGAGGTGCAGGGCAGTTTCGCCCAGCAGGAGGGCACCGCCTTCGTCACCGGCAACGGCACCGCCAGGCCCAAGGGCTTCCTCGACTACACCAAGGTCGACAATGCGTCCTGGAGCTGGGGCAACATCGGCTTCATCAAGACCGGCGTCGCCGGCGCCTTCCCCGCCACCGACCCCGGCGACAAGCTGATCGACCTCGTCTACGCGGTGAAATCCGGCTACCGCAGCAACGGCACCTTCGTCTTCAACCGCGCCACCCAGGCGGCGATCCGCAAGATGAAGGACGGCGACGGCAACTACCTCTGGCAGCCCGCGGCCAAGGCCGGCGACGCCTCCACGCTGATGGGCTTCCCCGTGGCGGAATCGGAGGACATGCCCAACATCGCCACCGACAGCTACTCGGTGGGCTTCGGCGACTTCCGCCGCGGCTATCTGATCGTCGACCGCGCCGGCATCCGCATCCTGCGCGACCCCTACAGCTCCAAGCCCTACGTGCTCTTCTACACCACCAAGCGCGTCGGCGGCGGCGTCCAGGACTTCGACGCCATCAAGCTCCTCAAGTTCGGCGTGTAGCCCCTGTGACGGTGTCAGACCCTCCGGGTCTGACACCGGTGAGGTGGTGAGATCGTGAGATGGTGAGTTCAGGCCGCGCGCATGACACCGATGGTTTTCATCTCTGAGGGTGAAAACCGAACGGAGCAGCGCACGTAACGCCAAACTCACCATCTCACCACTCACCATCTCACCTCTTTCGCCGAGGCCGCGTGCCCCCTCCGCCGGCCTCGTGCGACGCGGGCGGGACCCATTGCGCGCCGTGCCCTCCTCCCCACGGCGGGGTCCCGCCCGCCCCTCGCACGGGGTCAAGAGTGGAACAGGAACCCCGTAGCGCATCGAAAGCCAAACTCACCACTTCACCACCTCACCCGACATGACCCTCATCCTCACCTCCGGCCCCGCCGCAGAGCCCGTCGCGCTCGCCGAGGCCAAGACCCATCTGCGCGTCGACGGCGCCGCCGAGGACCTGCTGATCGCGAGCCTGATCGTCACCGCGCGCCTGCACGTCGAGGCCGCCGCCGGCCTCGCCTTGATCGCCCAGGGCTGGTCGTACTTCCTCGACGCCTGGCCGCCCGGTCCGGCGCTCAGACTGCCGTTGCGCCCCGTGCAGGGCATCGCCGCGGTGCGCCTCTACGACGAGGACGCCGTCGCCACCACGCTCGACCCCGCCGCCTACCTGCTCGACGGCGCCGGCCTGCCGCCGCGACTGGTGCGCCAGGGCACGCTTCTCTGGCCCAAGCCCGGTCGCGTGGCCAACGGCATCGAGGTCGCCTTCACCGCGGGCTACGGCACTGCCGCCGCCGACGTCCCGGCGCCGCTGCGCCAGGCGATCCTGCTGCTCGTCGCCCACTGGTACGAGCACCGCTCGCCCCTGGAGCCCGGCGCCCCCGCCGAGCCCCTCCCCGACATGGTGGCCACGCTGCTTGCCCCCTACAGGTCGATGCGCCTCTGACGGGTGAGATGGTGAGTATCGGTCGGCGCCTGTGCCGCGCGATGGTTTTCATCGTCGAGAATGAGAACCGGGCCGCCCAGCGTCGAAACCCAAACTCACCGCCTCACTACTTCACCATGTCCCCTCTGTTCATCCCCCGCCCGCGCCGCTCGCTCAGCGCCAAACTCACCGTCTCACCACTCACCATCTCACCATGAACATCTCCACCCTCAACGAGCGCTTCACCCTGGAAGCGCTCGTGCGCACGCCCGACGGCGGCGGTGGCGCCGCCGTCGCCTGGCAGGCCGTCGCCGAGCTGTGGGCGCGCGTGCGCCCGATCTCGGGCGAGGAACGCCTGCGCCACGACCAGCTCGCCGGCCGCGTCACCCACGCGGTGTGGATCCGCTACCGGACCGGCGTCACCCCCGCCATGCGCTTCCGCCAGGACGCCCGCATCTACCAGATCGTCGCCGTCCTGGAGACGGAGCGCCGCGCCTGGCTCAAATGTCTGAGTGAAGAGCGAACCCTATGAAGGTCAATGTCACCGTCGCCGAACGGCGTCCGGCCCTCGGACGTGTCGTCAATCGCATCCGCGATGCCTTTCTGTCCGCAGCCACCACCGAGCGGCTGGCGCGCGAGCTCGAGGACGAGCTGCGCGCCGTATCGGCTTCGCAGCCCGCCGCCGATGCCTCCGAGCGGCGCGACGCACTGGAGCGCGCCGTCCGCCGCGTCTGGGGC